TAGTGTACTCATGCTGCCATCTCCCATGCATTCCGAAACGTCCTGTCAGATGGCACTTGATCGACTGTTACTATTTTGAACATTGGACGGTTGTGTTGTTCTGCCCAACATTTGCGGGGCAAGTCTTTCATAATCAGATACTCCAACGCTTCTTGCTCAGTTAGCGGCCCAATGCGTGGGGCTGTGTACTGTGCTGCTAGTTTCTCTGGGTCATGTTTGAACTCACTGTGACGACCTTCTGCAATCGCTTGCTGTTCGTCATCCTGTAGTTCCCAGTAGACGCTAATAGGAGGCAAGTTGCCCTCCATCGCTTCTTTCATCCAGCGGTCACTAGGTACTAACACTTTCGTGGGTTCATCTAGGTGGTCTGGGTCATCGAATATTACACGGTACTGGGTCATGATTTATGCACCGTAAAACTGTTGTATTTTCTGTCATACAGTCCGTAGCCACCTGTCTGAATGCTAATGCTGCTTGTTGACATTTGTGGGTCAGGGGTACTGACTTGACTTACAGGCCTAATGACTATTCCATCTTCTGCCGAACCAAAGTTAATCCCAATCGTACTTCCAGCCATTGTGTAACTAGTGTTCGAAAAGTTATTAGAGAAAGCACAGGTGTAATATCCTGTGCCATTGTCAGTTAGGCTAGAGAAGTTCCCATCGTCATTGATAGCAACAGTACCTGTGCCATTGAACACAATGTAACCCCTAGCAGGCCATATCTTACCGCCACCTGCTGTCGCTTCCTGAATATCGTTTACTTTTAGTGTACTCATTTATACCACCGTCCATGTTTCGCCTGAGCCAACTGTTACGGTGACACCGCTGTTGATTGTGATTGGCCCAGCAGACATTGCGTTCTTACCATTTGTAATAGTGTAGTTAGATGTAACATTTTGTCCGTTCTCCCAGAAAATCTCATCTGAGCCACCACCACTAGCACCTGCAGAGATGCCTGTCAAGCTAGAACCATCACCTGTGTAACTGGTCGCTGCTACTGTGCCTATTACTGAGACACCTGTGCTGGTTGTATTTAATTTAGTACTACCATTGTAATACAAAGAGGCAGCGCCGTTTCGTGCAAAGTACGCCATCCATTCGTTATCAATGTCATTGTAAATACCCGCATCTGTATTGTTAGACATGAACACCCAGCGTCCACCGATGCTATAACCTTCCCAGCCACCATGCGCACCACCATCAATCTGGATAGAGCCGTAGTTGCCAGAGACAGGCTGGAAGTAGCCGTTGCCTGTATCGCCTAAGCGTACACCACTTGTGTTGACTGTGATTTCAGAGTGACCACCTGCAGCAATAGTAATTGTATCAGTACCAAAACTGATAGATGTATCATTATCGCCTTGGTGACGAATGGTGCTACTTACATCAAGTGTGCCTGATATCCACATGCCACTTGGTATATACACACCACTTGTAAACTCAATTGCATTGTTTAGACGCAACCAACCGTCATTGTAATCTGCGCTAATTGCTGTGCGCCCATTAAACGCAATACCACGGTTGTCATTAGCGGAGTTGGCTGAGAAATTTAAGACATCAGTTCCGTCTAATGATAACGTGATAGCGCCTGAAGCTGTGTCATGAGCATCACTTCTTAAGAAGCTACTACCTTGAACACCATCTAGCAAATCAGCATCTAATCCACTTCCAGAGCCATCGTTAGCAGCATGCCATATAGTGCTTCCACTTACTGTAGGCGTATTTGTAAAACTCGCAACTTTAGTGCTTTGTGGTACTATTAACCAAGTTGCCATACTATTGGTATTTGTTCCGTCTTGTGTGCCAAAATAAACATTACCACCGCCTGAAGCCATTGCTGCGGCTTTACCTGTGCCACCTGATACAAATACACCTCTAGCTGACCAGCCTCCACCATCAGCAATATTACCAAAACCACCAGAGAAAGATGTGCGACTATCTGGGTCTAATGTACCTGTACCAAACGCAATATGCCCAGTTGAAGTATCGTTAGCATCACTTCTGATGTAGTTGCTATGGCTGTGACTATCATTAGCCACCGTCACGCTCAGTGTAGCATTAGCAGAGCCATCCCAAGAGACAGAACCTGATGCGTCACCAGATAGTGATAGAGTACGTGCAGTAGTCCATTTGTCTGCGTTGGGGTGGTAGCCAGTGTTAAACACTCGCATGTTGTTGACGTACAACTCTTTGTTGAAGTAAAAGTTAGCTCTGTCAGTGTAGATATGCGCCCAACTTGTGTTAGCAGGGCCAAAGTCGATATAACCATTACTGGTAGAATGTCGCAAGCCACCCCAGCCGTTTACGCTACCACCATCAATGTTATCCCATGTATGGTTATGACTATCATCAGCTACAGTAACACTCAAAGTAGCATTAGCAGAGCCATCCCAAGAGACAGAACCAGATGCGTCACCAGAGAGTGATAGGGTACGGGCTGTAGTCCACTTGTCAGCGTTGGGGTGGTATCCATCTGTAAAAACACGATTAGAGCCTTCATACAAAGTGTGGTGACTTGTATTTTGACTTGATGTAAAAGACATTGCTGCGTCAGCATTATGTGTGCTACCTACACCAATCTGTACTGTACCAGGGTTTGTTACATAGAACGTAGACCTGTTACCCAAAATACCATAACCACTAACACGAATATCATCTGTACCCGCCGAAGGGTTACCACTGTCAATCTGTCCTACTACAAGAGTACCGCTCATAGTATCGCCAGTGACATTCACAAAACGGCTGTCTGCTTCTGTCTCTGTGTAGTAACGTCCGTCATGTGTGTGGCTGTCATTCGCTACAGTAACACTCAGCGTAGCATTAGCACTACCGTCCCAGCTTACACTGCCTGATGCGTCACCAGAAAGTGACAACGTTCTAGCGGTAGTCCACTTGTCAGCGTTGGGGTGGTAACCATCGTGGAATACTGCGTTATCGTCTACATAAGCTGTTCCACCACCATGCACCATATGAAGGTTACCACCATAGTGTTGCAAGTGTAAGTCGCCATAGCCACCAGAAGAACCAAGAGTGTTTCTTGTAGCTAAACCTTGAATTGTTCTATTGCCCTGAGTAGCTACGTCAATAAACTCAGTAATTACACCATCGGTTACGGTAAGAATACCGCTTGTCGTATCATTAGCATTATTAAGTAAATAGTTACTGTGAGTGTGGCTATCGTTTGCTACGACTATGCTGTTGTAAGTACCACTTACGTCACCACTGAATGTAGTGCCTGTGTTAAGGTAGTAGCTACCCTGTTGTCCATCTAGTAAGTCTGCGTCAAGGTTAGACCCTACACCGTCTACTGTCTTGATAGCTGTAAGTATCTCACTAGCAGTCTGATCGCCTGTAGCACCTGTCTCTATACCATCTAGTTTAGTACCATCTGTAGCTACATCACGTCCATCTACTGTGCCTGATACTGTGATGTTGCCCGTTACGTCAATACCTGTGGAGGTGGTGGCGAACTTAGTAGAGTTATCATAACGTAATGCGACCCCTGCATCAGAAGTAGCAACCATATAATATTCGCCAGCAGTATTTCTTAGTAATAAGTTTGTACCTTCGATAAACAAATTACCTGATGCATTGCTTTCAGTAATATAGCTATCCGCCCCATCATGGTAAATCTGTAGGTCATTACCAGCACCTAAACGAACAGCATCATTATCGCCAAAGTCTACGTTACCAGTAAAAGTAGCACCAGCAAAAGTAGGACTTGCTGATGTGCTAATGTCTTGGTTAGTAGAGAATGTAGTACCAGTTAGAGTAAGACCTGTGCCAGCACTATATACGGCTGTCTCAGCAATAACTGTAAATGTAATGTTAGTTGTACCAAATGTAATAACACCACTAGTGTTCATCACATATAGTTCACCAGCACCTGTGTCACCTTCTTTAACGAAGTATGCGTCACCTTCACCCATAGCATCTGGGTCAGAGGCACCATAGCTATCTGCGTCTGTAGCACGAGTAAGTACCCAGTTAGTAGAAGCTGAACCTGTGTTAGTTACAGTGTAGACACCATTGTGTGCTGCATTAGTTTGGTTATACACAAGTACACGATCACTAGTAGACAGCGTAACGCCATCAATAACTAGTGCAGCTTGTGTGCCACTGTTTGTAAGTGTAGCACCTACGCCAGACGTACCGTTGTCATACGTAGCAGTAAGTGCGCTGGGAGCCTCAACACGTACTGGTGTGTGGTAGTGAATACCTGCTGCAGCAATCGTGTCCACGTACTCTTTAGTTGCGGCTCCTAATGCGGTAGTGGGATCACCTGCTAGAGTTACCGTACCTGTGGCTGTAATATCTGTTGCAGTAATATCTGCAAATGTGACATCCTCACCTGCTACAGCAGCTTTGCTTGCAGGGTATGTCATAAATATGTCTTTGTTACCACTGCTGAAGTTAACAGCAGAAGCACCATTTGAGCCAGCGTAGACAGTTGTACGTGTCAGGGTATTACCTGTGTTCCACGTACCTACACCAACTTCCCATTCGTCTGTACCTGAAGCGGTATGCACAATGGCATAAAAGGTTGTGTCACCATTTGACATGACACTTTGAAATGCGTCAAATGTCGCAGAGCTTCCTCCTAAAGATACAGCACCTGTACCTGTAGTAGTCGTGATCTCTTTGACACGATCCTTAATAATTAATGCCATTGCTTATACCTTGGGTTTAACTAATTCTTATTACTGCGCTAGAAGAGTCATTGGTTGGGAATACAATAGTGAAGTCACCAGATGTTGATGTCACTGTACTACCAAAGTCAAAGACTGCAATAGCTTTATTGCTAACACTACTGTTGTAGATAATAGCACCATCAGCAGAAATAGTTAAGTTGCTAAATACTTCGTCTGCAAAGTCAACGTAAGCCACACCACCAGAAAGGCTAACAGTAGGGCTATCTAGTGCTTGACCACCTGCAGAGTAGTTAGTACCTGTAGCTTCATCTGAGTTACCTGTAACGTCAGAATAGTTTGTTGTAGCAGCACCATAGGTTCCTGACGGTGTATCCTTAATCAAGGCAACCTTCAATGTGTGGTTGTCTAAATCATGCTCACCCTGCAGTAATTCCTGTTTAAAGCTGTTACACATTGCTGTAGTAATTGCCATGAGTATATCCTCTTTTTAAAGTACAATGGGGCCAGCATTGAGCCAGCCCCAAAGTTTACAGTATATTAAGCTAGGTTGTAACGTGCTGTTACAAGAGCTTCTGGGCGTAGAATCTTACGACCGTATAGGTGCATACCACGAACGATGTCCGCAAATGAATCTGGGTCACGGTATGTTTCAGTCTTGTTGATCTGCTCGGCAGTAGCAACCGCTGAGTCATGACCAGCAACAATCACACCATAGTTGTCATCTTGTGCTGTTGTACCTGTAGTACCTGCACCTGTACCAACTGATGGTAGGTTGTTTGAAACGTATACACGGAATCCATTCCAGTTGTTAAGGACTAGTCCGTTACGCAATCCACCTGAGTCACCGAAGTCAGCATTCAACAGACGAGAATCTTCGTCCATCAATACTTCCATCATCTCTGGTGAAATTACAATCCAACGACCTGCTTTGTCAACGCTTTGAACGTCCAACAAACGGCCCATACGTGCAACCAACATTGTTGGAGATACGTATGCTGTTGGTAGTGCTGTTGCACCTGGTAGACGAGCACCAACAGGAATAGAGTCACCTGTTGTACCAGCAGAAGGTGTAGTTGTGATGTTGCCAAAGTCTGACATATCCAACTTGTTAGCCGCTAGAAGTTCGTCTGAACCTGCAGTTGAGTTTGCTTTAGTGCCGTTAACAGTTGTGTTAACTGTATCTGCAACACCGTGCAAAGCAGACTGTGCATAGCCTGACAAGTAGCCAAGAACTTCTTGGTCATGCTGATCAGCCAAGCGGTATGCCGCACGGTTGGTCGCAAGATCCATGAAGTTGACGTGACTGTGCGCTTCTTCGATGTCATCCATCTTGAAGGCGAAGTAGTTTGCTTTGTCAACGACTAGCGAGAAATCGGTATCTGTCAAATCCTGCGCAGCGACTGTTGTGCCACGAGCATATGCAGAAACTGAGATTTCAGGTTCTTTGATGATTTTAACAGTGTCGCCTTGGTTTGCGATCTCACCGAAATAATCAGAGTTTGTGATATCTCCAACGACAGTAGACTTGCGGAAGGCAAGTTGTACTTTCTTGGAGTAGATTACTGGGGAAAAGTTCCCGTTTGGCAGGTTGGTATAACCTGACGCTGATGCAAAAGCCATGATTAAATCCTCCATGATATTTGGCTTAACAAAGCTAAACACCTTAAAGAGGCTGTTTGCTTTCTAGGGTGCAGATGGATTACAGTTGCGCTACCGTATACCTACTGGGCCTATACTTAAACAGGTGGTTCTTTTTAGTTTTAGACTTTTTTGATGAATTAGGTTGAGACAAAAGGTAGTCATAAAGAGGCTTTTGTCTCTGTGCCTATAGTTATACTGTTGATTAAAAGATTGTCAACAGCTTTTATCTAGCATTGCCAGATACATCGTAAACAAATTTACCCGAACGGATAGCCTTGTTGATATCCTCAGATCTAGCTTCAAACTCTTTTGCAGACATCTTAGCTACTTCTGATTCACGAATTACGTCATTAGCATCATCTACATCTACGTCTGTCTTAGTACGTCTAGTAATTGTAGATGCTGCTTCTTTAGCCTTCTCTTTCTTTGCAGTTTTAGTAAGGCCTTTATCTACTTTGTACAAGTCAATGACACGTACTACTGATGCAGGATCATCTGCATTTTCATAGAGTGCATCTTGTACCCACTTAGGCTGTTCTTCAGCCCAGCTATGAAACTCATCAGAGGCTCGAAGATCATCAAAGTCTTCGTGAGCTTTACGGATTTGATTCTCCGCTTTCACTCGTTGTGCTTCTGATTGTGCCTGATCTAACTCTTTTAGTCTAGCATCTGCTTTGCTAAACATCTCTTGAGCTTTCTTAGCAGCGATGGTTTCTACGATACCTGCTACGTCAGGATATTCTTTTGCCCACTCTTCAATATCTTCATCAGACTTGGGAGGAACAATAGAGTCCTTCTTCATGCGTTTTTCAAAGGCTTCGAACTTCTCGTTCCATTCCTTTTCTTTTTCTTGCATGTGGCGTCTTAGATCACCATATCGTTTTTTAAAAGATTTTTCTTCTGGAGATAACGTTGCTTCTTCAACTTCTGAATCGGTCTCTTTCGCTTCGACGACTTCTTCTTCTTTGGGTTCATCTTCTTCGGTAGATTCTCCTCGTTGAGCAGCTTCAAGTCGTTTAATCTCCTCTTCTTCCTCTTCGATACGTTTACGTTTTCTTTCGTAGTTATAACCTCTATCAACAAATCCTGCTGTCTTTGGTACTTCTACTTCTGTTAGTTCAGGCATTATATTCTCCTTATGTTGGGGCCAGCCGTAGCTGGGTAGCCTTATTTTTTACCTGCGAGTCCGCCTTTCTTAGACTGGCGTTTTGCTTTAGTCTTTGGTTTTTCAGCCATTAGACCGCCTTTGTTCATTCCACCCCAGCCAGATCCAAGGCCTTGACTACCTTGACCGCCTGTTTCTTCCTCTACTTGAGAAGAGGAGCCATAGCCCCCAGAACCTGTCTGAGTTTGTGCAGCAATGCTTGTACCTGCATCGGCAGCTTTTTGAGCATAGCTTTGAGCTTTTTGAAGGGCAGCTAGTGTAGAACTGTCTTTAGCATTACTTGAGCGATTTGATAAAGATCTAGCAGCTCTTCTTGCATTTTCTGCTGCCTGTTGTTGTGCAGCTTCGGCAGCTTCTTCAGCTGCTTTTTTCTCAGCTTCAGCTTTTTTAGACTGATCTATAAGTGCTTGTCTTGCTGGATCAACAGCAACACCTGGTTTAATAATAACCCCGTTTTCTTCATCAAAACTAAGATCAGAATATTTATCAGCTAGTTGTTTAGCAAGAGTTTTTGTAGAGTCAAAGAAACCACCTGGTTCAATATCATGTTTATCTCTATAACCTGCTATGGCCTCTTCTAGCATATCAGCTTCTTTTGCTTTACCCTGTGCTCTAAGTAGTTGAGCATTGGCTGCAACCTCTGCAACCTTTTGCTGTCTGATAATACCACCTAAGATACCACCTTCAAGCATGTTACCAATACCTTGACCGATAGAGCCAGCTATTTTTTGCAAGGTGTTTTGAGTTTCTTTTTCTTCTGTTCCTGAGTCAACACCAAGTGTTGCTAGTGACTGGGATATAAGTTTATTTGTATCAGCATAGTCGTACTTTTCATGCCACTTAGGTGGCTCTACTCTTGGACCATCATCATCATTAGAAGGTGCAGGTGTTGTTGTTGCTACTGCTCTAGGTACACAGGTCTTAGTTGCTGGATCATAGTCCATATCTTTAGCTGCACAAGACTCTGCAGTTTCTTCGGTAGTAATAGTAGGTGTTGTAGGAACAGCTTCTATCTGTCCTGACTCTGCTCTAGGGAATATTGTAGCACCTAATGGAAACCCTGTAAACTGTCTTTGTTGTGCTTCTTGACCTGCAGTAAGAATATCTTGGTCAGTTTGAAGACCACCTGGGGCAAACCCTGCAACAGTACCACCTTCAGACATACCCATCATCTCTTGAATAGCAGCCATTTCTTCGGGTGTAAGATCATCCTCATTCATAGGACCACCTTCAGGAACAGGTTCACCACCAATTCTACCACGAGCTTCCATATCTTGCAAGCCCATTTTTGCATTATCTCGTAGATCCTCAAAGAATTTTACACCGTAGTACCTGACGACATCAGCAGGAACTACGTACTCCCCTTCAGATAACTGTGCAGGAATATCGTCACGTACTTCCTTAGCCATAGAACCTGAAGGTACTTCATTACCTGACACAGGGTCTTCTCTCATTCCATCGTCACGAAGACCACCGTCTTCGAATGCAAAACTCATTTGTTGATTCATGTCTACTGTGCCTCCTTCGGCAAATTGTCTTGGTTCTTCCACTTTAAATTCATCTACTAGTTCAGAGATGTCTAAGATGGTACCGTAAGCTGTATCAGACTCGGGTAGTATTTCTTTAAACCAAGATTTTTTAAATAACTCGTCAGCTTGCTTAACGTGCCATTCACTAAACACTTGGGGTACCTCATCAAAAGATATTTGATTGTGAAAGGCAAAAGCTCTAAATACTTGCTCTTGTTCGTCTGTTAAATTTTCAGCATGTACCTCACGGTCTATAGCCTGACGAAGTGTTGCATAATCCATGTCATTTGGGATACTTACTTCTGCAGAAGATGAAGGTACGGTAAATGCTTCAAACTCACCCCTGTAACCTAATGTTTGCAAACCCCGTTCAATAGTCTCTGATTCAACCTGACTCTCGTAAGGCATTTGCACATTCTTATGTACTTCAACAGGGTAGTTTTTTTCTAGATCATTTAGAGCTTTATTTAAGTCCGTTACATAGGTACGGTAGAATCTGTCACCCTTGTTACTAGGGTCAAGAGTTCTACCTCTAGCTTTTGCAATCTTTTCTGCAGGTGGGATAATAATCTTATCCACACCATCTCTAGCTGCTTTTGCTATAAGAACTTTAAGAGATTCTTCAACTGCTTGTTTGTTTTTTGTAATTGGAGGTAAGCCAATATCATTGAGATACCCCCCTTGGTTTATCCTAAATTGATTAGTTTTATATCTTTCGTAAAGATTTTGAAAATCATTAAAATTAATCTCTTTATCTATCTTTTTGTTTGCTAAAAGTTCCCTAGACTTGTCAAAGAATTTTTGAGTTTTTTCTCTAGGGGTAAGAAACTTTTCTTTTTTAAATCTTTCTGTAAAGTCTGCTGCTGAAAGTTCTGCACCCGTATCAACATCTACGATAGGCAAATTTCGATTCATACCAGTAAGAGTTAAGTCAGTAATATTAGGTTCAATAAATTGCTCTGTTAAATTTAAATCATCTAAAACTTCTTCTAGTTCATTAGAAAGTATGTAACCCCTATCTACTGCATTTCTTTGAAACGCATTTTTTGCACTAAACCCATCTACCAAATCTGGTCTAACCATACCAGCTTCATCCAATTCTTCAAAAATATTTTTTATATCTTTAGATATATCTCCAAACATTTCTTGGAAACTGGTAACATTGTTTCTTGACCACTCTTCAGTAGCTTTGTTAAAAGCAGCATCAGTTAAACTTTTAGGTTTTGCATAACCTTTTTGTAAAAGGTCTGACTGAATTTCTTCCACAAGTAAAAAAGGTTTTTGACCAATAAGATCTTCATACTCAAAAGAGACAGTAACACCATCAACAGGTTGAACAATAGAACCTCTAGCATGTGTAATAGTATCGTCGCTATAGTGTTGTGAGTTAGCTGCAAAAGGCTTACCTGTACCCTCACTTCCAGAAGGTGGTTTTGACATGACAGGAAGTTCAAAATAACTTAACTCTTTTCCAACACCTAAAAAACCACCATCTATCCTTTGACGTTGGTAGTTTCGGAAACCTCCTTGCCCTTCACCTATATAAGCCTCTGATCTAAACACATTAGGTCCAGGATATCCATCATCAGGCCCAATAGCTTCTAAAAGTTCTTCCCTGGTATATCTTCTTTTTGGATCTATAATTTGAGGTTGTAAAGAAGAATCTGCAATAGACTCATTCTTTTTAACCATTTTTAAAAACTCTGAACCAAGCAAACCTTTTTTAGGTATTGTAATAGTTTCTGCAACTTCTTTAATAGGATCTCTAAAAGTTAAAACATCTTTTCGTCTAAGCTCTGTCTTTTCAGTTGGTTGAGGTTGCCTAAACTCATCTAGCTCAACATCTTGTTGCTGTGAAAGTGGTGTAGTACGTTTCTTGTAAGTAGGTGGGTTCTGTCCAGTGAATCCTGCACTGAGAGATTGAGTACTAGCTCTATTTGAAGGTGTGCCAGACAAGAACTCTCTGTCACCAGAAAGCATAGCTTTAGTTTGACCTACAACATCAGCTTTAAGTCCACTAGGAATTGCAGCACCAGCTACAGTAGTTGTAACCTTAGCTGCAGGTACAAGCTCAAGTGCAGTGAGTGCATCACCTAGTACAGCTTCTCTAGCTTGGTTTACCTGTTCGTCAGTAGCTTGATCGTATGATACACCATACATACGTTGAAGTCTAGTGTTTAAATCTTCAGATCCAAGTCTAGTTACACTGTCTTTAATTTGATTAACTACTTGTTTAGTAGTTTCTACTGGTGCTTGTACAAACTCTTTTGTGCCTTCATACACACCAACAGCTGCATCTTTTAAAAACTTAATCTCGTCTTCATTGATAGCTTTACCAAGCTTTTCACCAAAAGATTCATACTCATTGTCTAGACCTAAGATGTTATCAACAATAAGTTCACCCCAGCTTAAACCTTTGGATTCAGCCAGACCACCCTCATCAAAAGTTGAGTACTGCGGATCAAAAGGAAATGGCCTATTAGACTCATCCATTGTAGATGTCCCTAGAGAGAAAGGATCAACACCCTCACCTTCTTTTTTAAGAAAGGCATTAAAGTTTTCGTTATCTCTGGCTAACTCTTTAGTAAACTCGTAGTCAATATCATCATACGTAATCCTACGCACAGCTAAAATATTTTCTCTGGGATACTCTCTGATATTTACTGCATCGCCTTGATTGCCACCAAGAACTGAAATGAAAGGAGACTCTGGATTACTATTAAAATAATCGTCTCTATCACCTACATAAAAGGTAGCATGATCTCCTTTATTGTCACCATCAAAATCAAAGACAACAATATCACCTTCTGTGATCTTATCTATTTCAACAGGTGATCCATAATTCTTATACTTGTCTGCCCTAACTCTATCGTATCTATCTTTGGATTTAATAGGGTCTGCTTCAAGATCACTTAACACCTGACTTACAAAAGTAGCGCACCAAGCGTACTCTATGGGGTTCCAATCTGGATCAGAACCAAGGGCGTTTTTAAACATACCCCTGATTGCTTTATTACCCTCTGGCGTATCTTCAGCCAAGCCACTGCGGTACTTTGTTAAGTCTGGGGAAATCTTATCAGCAATTAAATACCCTGCCTCAATAGCAGCATCAATAGGACTTTTCTTAGGTTCAGGTAGTGGGTTAGCTACATAGTCTTCTACCTCAGACATAAGTTCGTCAGAAAGGCCCAGACCTTTACCCACTGGCTCATCAAACTTTTGGGTCTTATTAAGATCCAGTTCTGGCTCATAAGATAGTGGTTTTGGTTGCTCTTGTTCTCCACCAAGTCCAGGTGGTAGCATACCTGTTAAGTTAACCATTTACATGTTCCCTAAGAAGTAACAAGGATCTAAGCACACGTATCTCACCTTGAGCACGATACAGTTCTTCTACATCTGTAATCTGCTCAAGGCGTTTGTGTACTTTATCTATTCTAAGTCCAATCTCTTCCAAAAAAGAGTTGTACAATTCTGGATTGTTTACAAAAGGTTTCAAAGTATTATTCACTACAAGTTTCATTGTACCTGTGGGCCAGTGTTACCTGAGAAGCCCTGTTCTCCTGGTGTAGGCACTGTACCCGTTCCTATAGTACCACCCCCGCTGCCTTGCGTATCCTGCACCTGTGCCCCCGCAGGAGCGCCCTGTGGACCTGCTGCAGGTGGACCAGGAACTCCTGGCTGTGGTTCTGGTGGATTCTCTGCTTGGAATTGTTTTAAGATCTCTGCTTGTACTGCAGCTTCTGACATGTTGTTGCCAACCTTATCTGGATCAAGATCCATAGACTTGGCGATCTCACGAACAATATAATCCATACGAGCAAAGGGTGCGAGTGCTGGGTTCTGTACGACTTGCAAGAACTGCATCAAGCGTTGGCTACGTACTTCATTAGCCATCAAGCTTTCTGTACCACGAGCTTTAACTTCTAGATCACCTTTGATTTCTTCATCAAAGTCAAACTGCATGTTAAAGTTAAAGAAAGCTTTACCTAGTGGTGCTAGTAAGTAGTCATCAATGTTTTTGACTACGTTACGGATAGAGCCGTTGGCAGCAGACATAAGCATAGAAATACCAGAGGCAGTACGGCCCACTCCCGATACGCCTGTCTGACCATGTGCGAAGGAAGGGAAGCCAGTTGATTCATCTGCTAATACTCTCGCTTTATCGAACATCTGCATGTTCTCGTTAGATACGTTAGGGAACTTAGTGCCAAAGATAGCTTGACCAGGTGCCCCTCCCTGTCTCCTAAACACTTTGCCTGGATACACGGAGAGGTCTTGCCCTGGGACGAGGTTAGTCTCGTCTACCTCGATAAGTAAGTTACCTGATAGGGCAGCATTGTCTACTGCCATACGCATAAAGCCATTCATAAGTGTTTGTGTGTCATCCATGTTTTCGGCGATACCTACACCAAAAATACTGTATGGATTCATTTCATATGGTGCAGCAAAGTATGGAATGTAAGCTGGAGTAAATGGGTTCATTACTAGACGTAGTACTTGGCCATTAGCAATCCAGATGTTTACACTAAGCTGATCTGCATCTTTTAATTCTGAAGGGATGTCTACCCCTTGATCTTCAATAATTTCTCTGTCTACAAAACCCCAGAACTCTAAGACTTCAAAACGATCAGCCTTATCTTCTTCTGAGTTGTCTTCCATTACCTGTTCCCACCACTCTTTACGGTAGTTCTCACCAAGGCTTAGAGTGTTGTCGATAGCATTAGAACGGAAGTATGGGCGATTCTTAAGTGCACGTACTTGTGAACGTGACATCTTATGACGTTCAACTACAAACTCTGCTTCTTCCATAGTAGATGCATCTGGGTCTGGGTAGAAGTTCCAGATAGATACAGAAGTAGTTTGTGGAATTGTTTTAAATACTGGGGAGTATTCTCCCTCATCTGACCAATTAGGGTATTCTTTATCTACCGCAAATGGTCCTTTCATTACACCTGTACCAAACAGTGCACATTCAAATGCAGCTGCACGTAGGTGTTTTTTAGCATGAGACTCTTCTAGCTGGTCATGGATTTTCTTTTCCATTTTCTTAGCAGCAATTTCTGCAGGGTGCATTTGTACTGCAGAAGGACTTCCAGAAGTTCCAGCTTTAACATCGTCAAGTACAGGCTCTAGCACACCTGCTAGTCCTGCTAAACGTTCTCTAAACTCTGGATAAGTTTCTCCAGGAAGTAGGGTAGCCATCTCATCATTGCCAACTGCTTTACGTAGTTGTTCGTTTGTTTCGAAGTTTACAGTTTCTTCTACACCCTCTGGAAGTTTAGTAGGGTCAATGCTGAGTGGAAACTTGTTGCCACCAAACAGAACATCTGCAATCTGTCCGTAGGCAGCTAGTGTCTTTGTCTTAGTAACTTTAACAAAGATGCGAGACTTTTCTGTAGAAGTAAACTGTACGTCAGACCCATAGATACCTCTGTAGTTTCTGTAAGCTTTGATCCAACGTTCTTCGTCAAGTTGACGTGCTGTCTCTGCCTTACTGAACTTGTCTCTTACAAACTGGACGATTTGACCTGTGACTGGATCTGTGTAATCATCCTCTGCTACATCCTCAATAGCAGAAGCCTGATCTAAGTCCATTGCCATATCTTCAAATTCTTCTTCCATATCTTTTCCTTAATATCCAAAAGTGGGATCTGATGCTTGAAATCCTGTTCTTTGTGCTGCAGGGTCAAAGTCAAACACATTGCTACGAGGTCTTGTCATTATACCATATCTAAGAGCATCGTACAAGTGATCCTCTGCGTGGGTATCTACATCCTCTGGGTTATTTTTATCAAGAGGTAGGCTAGGTATTTGTGCTATAGTGTTAGTGCAATTACTAAAAAACACAACCCTAGGTTCTTCTGTAAACTCATCTACTTGTAAACGTCTGTGTATTTCGTTCTTACCAGCTACACGAGAACCTTTAGACCTATCTGAGGGTCTCCATCTGCAGCCTTTCATAATCATCTGTTCAGCGAGGCTAGGACCAGTATCACCACGATTATGCCACAAAGAAGAGTCAAGAACTCCATAACGTATCTTTTCTCCTGACTCTGCTTCTATCTCCAGAATAATATCTGCCAAGTCTGTAGCAGTTACTTTAGATACATACAGTTCTCTGTAGATTACCAACTGCTCTGATCCAGGAACTACAGTAAACCAAAGAACTCCAGTGTGGGAACCATAACCGTAGTCGCAAGCTCTAAAGCGTATCCAGTTACTTGGTATGTCGTATGGGTCAACAACGTGGATGTTTCGGTTAAACTCTGGGAAAGCTGCTCCTTCGTTAATATCCCAGTCACCCTCAAGCAACTGTCTTCGTTGGTGTTCAGGCAAAGATAAAAGGTTGGCTTCATAGAGTCCATCGTCCGAAAGGTAAGGGTTATCAAAAAGGGTGGCTGGAATAAACTTACGTTTGAACAGAGGCTCACCCTCTCTGCTATGACCCTTCGGCCAAGTGATCACATCCCCGTTTTCATCAGTAGCATGGAACGCTTTGTTTGGAGTCTGAGGGTCGATGAACGTCCTCTTTACCCACTGATGCCCTGGGCCACCAGGGTTGCTTGTTGCTCTCATATACAGTGGCAAACCTGATGCCTTAGTAGTACGGAGACGTGACCTCATATAGTTCCATGCGTAAGGTGAAGGCCATTGTGTAAGTTCGTCAAAGCCAATCCAGTTAAAAGCTTGACCTTGGTATCTCATAACGTCATCATCTCTGTCAAGATATGACATCCACAATGTAGCACCTGATGGAGCTACCCAAGTCTTATCCCTTTCCATAAATTTAATTCCAGGGATTGCTTTGGGATAAAGTTGTTTACTTACCGATATAAGTTCTCTAAGTTCCTCTGTGCTACGGCGTACAAGAAGCATTCTCGCATTTGGGTTCCCCAAGTAGCGTACAGGGTCGGCAACCATTGCATATGATTTACCTCCACCAGCAGCACCTCCATAAAGAACCTCCTGTTCAGTTGCAGCCAAGAAGCTAGTTTGTGGACCAGCATTAGGCTCAAATATAACTTCTTGTGCAACCTGCTCAAAGTCTAGTTCTTCAGGCTTCGGTTGAGCTGGTGTACTCTTTTTGACCGAGGAGTCTACCTTCGAGCCTTTCCGCTTTTTCGAGTGCTTCTTTATAGCGTTGGGCGAGGTAGCGTTGAGTTGCAGCTTCTGTCTTACGTTTTCGCTCAAGTTTTACTCTCTTGTATAAACCTACGTGGGAGATATATCTTCCAGATTGTGTACTGAGCCAAGCAGCTACTTCTCTGTAGCTATAACGTCTAAGATGTTTCTTAGCCAGTTCAAACAGTTCTAGTTCCTCTGGAACTGGTAATAGTATATCACGATCGTTTGGGTCTTGTCTATAGCCAAATGGTACATGGCTACCTAATCTTACCACAGGTTTCCAGACATACTCACCATCTATAAAGTCTGGCTTAGGTAACGTCCAAGTTTTATTCGTTCTCATTATCTTTTTGTGGCAGAATAAACAGTGGGCTTGCAGCAGAGACTTCTACCTTCTCTGTCTTAGTAAAGCCACTACGATCTAGGACATCTTTTGCAGCTGCCATCTTTTCTTTATTTCCTAGATCTGTCGGATTGTTCATAACTTCAAACATAGAGTATGCAGCTTTTGTAGCAGACGAAGCGATAAACTTCTTTGTCAGTGCTGCAATCTCTTCTGAAAGTGGTTCTGCTACTTGTCTAGAGGTAACAGCATCAGCATATCCAGCCAGCTTTTTAGCTGTAACTAAGTTGCCCCCAGCTTCCTCGAATAGTACATCAAGGAACTTCTGTTGTTTTTCTGTTAAGTTTCTAGCCATTATGCCACCATATACATTATAAAGCCCAGAGTACCAAAACCTATTGCTAAAAGTAAACTTGTAACTGTCCAAGTTATTATAGCTTCTTGCATTTCAGCTTTACGGTATTCTTGCTCTTTCTTTTGTTTTCTTATCTTAGCTTCTGTAGCTACAAGCTCATCCCAAGCAGATGGACCCATAGTAAAGCTAATGTAGTCCTTAAGTTCTTTTCGCATTTGTTCAGCTTTACGTTTAGCTGCAAATACTTCCATAGCTTCGGCTTCTACAGAACCACCCAACGATTTCCACCAAGGAGGGTTCTTTACTTGCTTCTCAGCTTGACCTAAGTCAGACATGTGGCCAGCCCATTTGGTTAGCTGGCTTGACATGTCCTGTAGGTCTTTGCCAATAGCAAAACCTTTTTTAAGTGCGTTGAAGGCGACTGTGGCCCCACTAATTATCGTAACTGGGTCCACGAGTCTCCTCCCAAAGAACTCACTTCACACCTTCGTGTACTACTCTTTTGATATCACCACGTCCAATACCAATATCATTCAGTTCACGGTCTGACATTTTCCACAGGTGCATCTCTGCAATACGTTGGTTAGCCTGACGTTGACGTGCTTCGATTAGTCTTTCAAAAAATTTTCTCATTGTTGTCTCCATAGATTGCTGCATTGCAGCTTACGGAGACTAGTTATACACACATAGTTATACTATACTATTGACAATATTGCAACCCCGTTATCCCACAGGAACAAAGGTTTCTGTTACAGTCAAGATAGAATCAATATGACCAGCACTTGTAGGAGTAACCCTAATCTCATCACCTGGTTGTAAGACTAGGTCTATATTACTAAAACTTACGTAGTCACTAGCATTGATAGACTTACCTTTTAAGAAGTGTGACGTGTAGTTATCAGCAGACACGTACCACTCTACTTCAACTGTATTAGTAGAGCTACCCCCATTCACAACATGAATAAAGGTAACCTCTGCTACAGCATTAGCAGGGCATGTATATACAGTTTCATATGTTGTACCTGTGTTATGACCATACACAGATTTAATCCGTGCTGGTTTGCCCTGATTCATAAAAGACATTACTTCTTACCTTTAACAGCTTTTTTGATTGTCTTAACTACCCAAGCTTCATTTACTTCAGTGTCAGGGTCATCAGCAATAAAGTGCCCATTCTCATCACGAGCACGTTCCATTACTAACTCTTCTTCCACTTTAGCTTTTTTCTTAGCTGGTTTCTTTTTTGGTTTGTCCTGACTAGCAATGAAGTCAAGAACGGCAGGGTCTTTAGTCTGCCATTCTCCATAGACTTTTTCAGCTAGGACATCACCACGAGGGCCAATTACCTTATCGCCTTCTAATCTCATCTAAACAACCCTGTCTTTCTCATATCTACCATACCACCTTTAGAATAGCCTGACTTTTTCTTAGCCATACCACCTTTGGAGTTACCAGACTTAAGAGTTTTTTGGTAAGCTTCCATAGCTTCTTTCATGGTACCATATTTGTCACCGTTCTTATCGTACCAAGAATTAAACTTTTGACCTGCAGATGTACGTTTCTTTGTACCAGCCATTCCCTCTCTAGCTTCTTGATTTCTTTTGTTAGCTGCATCAACTTCAGCCTTTTCAGACTTAGTCATTGCACCCATTCCTGGACCTGCAGAGTTAGAACCTGGGCGTAGCATAGGGCGTGGAGAAGAGTCACGTTTACTAGAACCACCGATGTCTTTACCTTTAGCATTGGCCCAAGCAGTAAGTGCTGAACCTGTAAACTTACCTTTGTTACGCTTTTTCCAAGCGTCTAGTTGTTCTTTGGTAACAGCAAGTTTTTTCTTACCATCCTTACCAGTGTAATACATAGATCCAGCTTTTTGTGCAGCTGCGATTGTTTTATATTCTTTAGCCATTATTTATCTCCACACCCTCTAATGCCTGTATTCATTTTACCAGTAGACTTAGTTAAGCCACCCTCTGCGTAACCTTTTTTCTTAGTCATACCACCATGCATATAGCCCATCTTTTTAGCTACTGCTGGTGCTGCTTTTTTCAAAGCTGCCATTCCCTTATTCATAGGTTTTTTACCCATATCTCCACCCTTATTCATTCCTGTATGATAACCTTTACCACCACAGTGAGAACA